CACCGTAGTAATTTGAGTTAGTTCCGTAATTTATAGCAGCATCGTAGGCGTAAGTAAAAGTACCCTCATCGTGTAAAATATCGTAAGTCAAACTTGGGTTGTAACCTTGTTCATAATATCCAAATCCATCAAATGCTTTTAAGTTTATATCACTGCCAACTTGAGTATAAACACCAGCATCTAATTTAAACTTCTTTATTTTGACGTTACACCACTGTGTTGTTTGACTTGCTGAATATGTGTTGTAAGGTGTTTGTCTTGTATTCCAAGTAATGTACTCTCGAATGTAAGGAGAAATATTGTAATACGTCTTTACGTTGTTTGAGGCTGGAATTAATTTATCTAAAGTGTACTGCGGATTAGCTGGAGCAGAGCCCGTTCCATTCCAAATAAATAATTGAACCTTAGAACCCTCTTGACCTGTTTCACTAATTTCTACAATATAGGGGCTTCGTGCAAATATACTCATATCATTCGTCTTAAATTCTCTTGTAATATCGTTAATAAATCTTGTTCCATATCTAATCCGTATTTTTCTACTAAGTCATCAGGCAAAGTTCTAAACGCATCCTCAAACGGCTTAGTAAAAAACAAACTTGGCTTAATTCCTTTTTTAAATATTCCGCGTGCAATTAAAAACTGCAACCCCTTTCTTGAGGTAAATTGTCCACCAGCATTTCTTGGCGCTATTCCTTTACGAACCATCCAACTGTCCAACTTGCTTGGTGGAGGCATTCCTTTTAAACCTTTTACACCACCTTTGCTTTTAAATGAATAAGGTGCACCATGATTTATCTGCGTTCCGTTAACCCCTTTATCCTGAAAGTTACCATAGGGCAACATACTGAAATAAATACCTATAGAGTTAGGCATCTGTTTTACTTCACCTTGAATTGATTTAGATAAAGCACCTGACGAGTTTTTTCCTTTAGCTGCAAGTTGACTTCTCGCTTCTTTTACGACTTCATCTCTAAACTTTTCTAAGGCTTGTAATACTTCAGTCATTAGCAAATAGTCATTGAGTTAGACATCAAAATATCTAAGGTCATTGTCCAACCAGCTAAATAGTTTTCAAACCTTTCTGCAAATGGCTCCAACGTTGCGTTACCCTCCGTTACAAAATTATCAGAGTATAAATCACCACGTCTTAAAACATCGTATAATCGATTCTGAACAGAAAACATTGTATTCAGTACGTCTTGTTCATTGTCATTTCCTATAAATTGGTCCGTAGCTGTGTTTTTAGAAATGTCCACAATATCCATACACAAAATACTTACGTTAAAACGAATGATATTATTTTCAATAGAACTTGAGTTAACTATAATGTGAGTTAAAGGAAAGATTGTTTGTTTAGCTAAATCAACTTTAAATATATCTCCCTCCGTAACCGTGTTTATGAACGCATCATTTTCAAAGTGAGTTCTTAAAGTATTTAGTAATGTAAAATAGTTAGCCATGTTTATTTAATTTACGGTTAAATTCTCTGTGTTCAATTTCGTTTTTTTGTCTTTCGTATGTGAGCCACGTGAGGCACTTCCTAACTCCCATTCGGGTAACCTCATCAAACTTTGTAAGGTCGCCTTTAGCGATTGCATAGATTGAATTGTACCATCCCCATTGTTTAGAGAATTGAGTCCTTTCTGAATAGTCGTGTTCAACTTCTGATTCTTCTTCATCTCCTCCTCTAAATATGAAAGAGAAGCTTGTACTAAGTCGTTTCCTAAACTCCAAAAAAAAAGCGTAGCTCCCATAACCACATCAAGCGGTGCGTATCTCATAGCTTCAGCAAATTCGTCAGTACCGGTATATGGTAATATTTGGTAAGTGTCTTTTCGTTTTTGAGTAATCGGTCTATACATTACAGCCATAGCTTTGTGAAAGTTTTCTACGCTTCCGATATTAGACTCTAAATCAATGTATTCTCCGAAACTCATTTCTTCTAAGTTTGGAATGAATCCGAATTCGTGTTCACCTAATTTAAACCTATTTTGAAAAGCAGGTTTTTGTTTAAATAATTCCGCAAAGTGATTGGTAAGTTCTAAGATAGAATCCCAACGTATCTGCAAAACGTCTTTCATTTCTAAACCACAAAATATTTGGATAGTTCTTTGTGCAATTAACTCATTATCGTTTGACTTATCAATTAGTTTAATAAACTCTTGATAGGCTGTTAATGGAATCTCACTTAGTTTAGTAGGAACTTTTAGTTCTGCTTTCATATTTGTTTAACTTTTATTTTTAGAATTGTAGTAAGCAAATGCAATATCGTATGCTTGTGTTAGCATTTTTGTGTGCATTCGTATTTTCATAGGATCATTAAATATTATTTTCACCTTTTTTCCAGTCTTATCCTGAATAAATTGCTCAACAGTGTGTACCATCATCGGGAGGTCGTCTGTCATTGGTGTAAATTATTTAATAAAATACTGTCCGTAAGTTGCATTTATTCCTAATGTTTCCATTTCATGATACCTCAAAGCATCAATAGCATGGTTAAAATTGTCAATAGGTTTATTTAAACGCTTTCCTGTTTTATCTGAATCCCAAGTATAAGCCCGAAGTTCTTTGATTAAATTAACGCTGTTAGAAGTAACCAAATACTCTTGCTGTTGCATTGTGTCTATACCAAAGTTTATGGAGTCCTTTCCCTTTGTAACTCCTTTAATTGTTATGCCATATCTCTTTATATCGTCTATTGACTTAGGCTCTGAACTATCAGCATATACCACTACGTGTTTTGGTAGTATCTTTGCAATATCTGAATTAAGCATTCCTGTTTGATAGGCAAGTTCGTTGATTATTCTTTTACCGTTCCAATTATAAACTTCTATTATTGCAGTTGGGTCTACGCTATACCCAAAATCAAGACCAATTCCTATTAATTTAGCTTCAATAGGTAATTTATCTATTTGCTTCCAGTTGCTAAATATAACACCTTCTAACATTCCTATCTCACCTAAACCATACACACGCCACCAATTAGCCCAATAGCTACTTGTTTCTGCTTTTAATCGCTTATTTTCTATTTGTTGAACTATGTCAATATCTAAAGCTTCATTATCTTTGTACGTTAAAATTAAAAAGTCGCTATTCTCATCGTCTTTTAGTTCCGTATGTACCCAAAACTCATTTGCTGGATTAAAGTCTAAATAGACTTCTTTTTTTGTACGAATAGCAAGCTCATTGTAACTTTCAAAAGTGATATTATTGCACTCATTAATATAGAGAATATCCCTACGAGCACCACGTAACTTATTGCTATCGTCCGCACTAAAAAATTCAAAAATGCTGCCATTTTTAAATTTATAAGTTAGTAATGATTTATTAAATTGCTCATCATTAAAACGGTTAGTCCATTTAAGTATTTTAACAAAGTCTTTTAAAGCACCTCTACGTAAATGTGGTATTGATTCAGCAACTACGCTTATTTCTAAGTTAGGTTGTTGTATGGCTTTGTTTATTAAGACAGCTAAAATAGAATAAGTCTTGGAAGCAGAAGTTCCTCCTTGAATTATTTTAATTCGTCTTTTTAAAGCAAGTACTTTATTTGTCGCTGTCGTTCTCTTGAACATCTGGAAACAAAGGTTGTTCTAAAATCGTTTGTTCTATCTGTTGTAACGGAGCACCGTAACCACTATCCATTAATGCTTTATACGCTGCTACATCGCCTTCACGTGCTTTTTTAATTAAAGCCAAAGTCATTAAATCTTCTTGACTCATTGTTTCTTCAGCACCCGTTAAAGGGTTCTTTAGCTTTTGATTAACTTCTAACCAGTACTTTGCTATTGTGCTTCTGTTCTTTGCTCCTTTAGGTCTTCCGTTAGGGTTTCCGCTTTCGCCTTTTTGCCAACGTGGTTCTATATCTTTATTTGCCATTGTGATTGTTGTATTCTCGTTGTAAATAGAGCGTCGGGGTGGTATCGCACCCCTTCTTTAATCTGGAATGATTAACGCATTACTTTTATGCTTCCGACGCTTGTTGTTTTCGTTCTTGTAAAGTTACTTTTTTTCCTTTATACATTCCCGCTCCTAATTCATCTATTTTTGAAAAAGATAGAATAGGAACGGTTATTTTGCAAGTTTTATCAATTACGTAAATATATCTTATTTGAAAGCCTTCTAATTTTTTACCTCCATTTTCTTTTATCCAATTAGTTCCGCTTTTACCATTACTTTCTTTTGTTCTATGTGCTGAACTTGTTAAACTACAAACTACTTCGCCATTTGGCAATTGGTAGGTACTTGTGTTTTTATTAACTCCTATTAAATGAAAACCACTGGCACGGTATATAGTTCCATCGCCGCATAAATTAGCGTCTGAAAAACTTAATATCCATTTTATATGCGGCGCGTTTTTTTTAATTAATTTAATTGAAATTGAAATACATCTACTTTCGGAATTTTTAGGTAGGTAATCATTGAAAGCCATTCTATTTAATTCTAACATTTCATTCCATTTCGTGTTTTCAACAAATTGAATAACATTCTTTTTTACCATTGGAGAACCATAACTTAAAACCCCGTGTAACTGTTCGTCTAAAAAACAGCCAAAATGTAATATAGAATTTGGCACTACCTTACCTGAATAGTGGTATTTCTTTACAAACTCATTAGCAATTTTTGCGGGTATAACTTTAACTATTATCTCCTTTGCTCTGCCCATTGCATTATAATTAAATAAAGTGCGTTACCATTCGTGTTTTCGTTGCCCATTGTTTCGCAATATTTATATTCTTCAGTTTCTTTTATATCTGCTATTGCGTTCTTTATTTGTTCCGCTTGTTCATCTGCTAAAGTAAAAGTCATTTGTTGAAACGGTGCTTTGTCTCCATCAGGTAAACTAAATTCAGTTCCTAATTCATCAGCGTTTAAATCAAAACCCGGTAAGTCTAATCCCCAGCTATCTAAATTTTCAACGTCCCATTCGTTTGCTAAACTATCCCAGTCCCATTCTCCAAAACCTACGTTATCCTTAATTAAAAATTCGTTTTTTTGTTCCTCAGTCCATTCGTCTGCTACTATAATCGGTATTTCTTTTAATCCTATCTCTTTACAGGCTTTTAAACGCATATTACCACCCAAGACAACATATTTATTATCTACGTCAGTAAAAACGATTAGAGGGCGTTTATTTAGCATATCAGGAAATTCTTGAATAGACTTAACTAACTTTTGGAATTTTCCGTCTTTTATTATTCTTGGATTCTTCGGGTTGGGTTTAACCTCGCTTATCTTAACTATTTGCATCTTCGTAAGTATTAAATACAGTTTTTAATTGTTCTATTCTGTGTAGAAGGCAAGGAGCACAACTTGTTGGTTCGTTTCTTACTCCAAATATTCTGCTGTGAATATTCATTATTGTCTTTTGTTCGCTTGGCTTTACTACATTCGTGTTTTTGTCAAACCATTCTTTTAACCAATCGTACTCAGGTTGTTCTAAACATTTAGGTTGTCTGTAAGGAAATAACTCGTTTAACTTTGCTTTACGTGCATCGCATCCGCAATCCTCACCAAGTAACCATTTAGCAACCTTTGCTATTCCAGTAGCTTCTAATACTTTTTCTACTGTATCTCCTAATCCTTGACTTTCAGCTGCTAATATTTCAGCTTTAGTTCGTCTTTTTCTTTTTGCCATATCTATAAAAATTTATTTAAAAAACTCTTTTCACTACCAAACATTATTGTGTCCTCATCCAATAAAGGACTTTGAATAATATCAAAAAAATGATGTTTACTTGGATAATCTATATACTCTTTAGAAATCCAAAACTTACAATCTAATAGAATCATTTGCTCAAGACTTAAACCTGAAGCATCGATTATGTGATCTAACGTCTTTTGTTCTAATTTCATTTTATTAATTCGTAATCTTGGTTTAAGTAATCTTGGTATTCTTCACCTACTTCTTTCTTTAAAGACTCTTTACATTCTTTTAAAGTTGCCCAAACACTCT